AGAAAAATCATTTCTTAAATACCCCTAGTTTAGATAGTAACCATAATGTAACTATTGTCCATGCTATAACATACCACATAATTAATCGCCATGTTTATGATTTAATTTACCAGACATTTCATATGCTTCTTTATTTCCTCCATGGCCATGTGCTATTCCTAGTTCATGCATCTTAGCATGTTCATCAATAGCATCTCTTAAATCCTTTTTACCTGCACCAAAGGTCATGTAGATACCATACCCAACTAAACCCAAAAGTAATAGACCGAAGAATAAAATTAATCCTTGATCAGGAGTTAGGTTTAAATGATGGATTATAGCATCTTGTTTTTCCCATGTGCCTGGCAATGTATACACAGATGGTTTAGAAAGGAATGTCATTTTTTCCTACCTCCTCTACAAATTTATCTATATCAATTACTGCTTCAATGTTAGATAGCATATCCGCAATATGTTTAGTGATGTATGGTTTCTCAGTACGTGCTGCAAATGCCAATGCATTACGTAAATTTGATTGTGCCTCCCTTAAAGAGTCTTCTACTTGTTTTGATAAAGCCATTAATCTAAACTACCTAAATCGTTGTGTCTTACTGGTTTATGATCCTTCATGCCATCATGATTACCATCACCTGGTAATTTACCAAAGGCACAGTATTCAATTGCTTGAATGGATCCTTCTAATCTTTCTAACTGTTTCTCTAACTCTATCCATCTATCATATGCAGGTCTCAACTCCTGCTGCTCTGTTTCCAATTGAGTTACTCTCTTAGTGAACCGTTGGAGTAACTGCTCATAACTTTCAGTCGTCTTCATGAATCCTTTTCCTCTTAATAATAATTTGGTCATTAGCATGATCGGGAACAAACTCTAATACTTCATCATGAGGCCACATCATTTCCTCATACAATGCATTAAGTCGATCCATGTCTTCCCAAAGATCATTAATGTGTACGCCTTCATCGTCAATCATAAAAATCTCTTGGTTAAGGTTTTATTATATCGTTATTTATTTTTTGTGTCAAGATACTTTTTAATTACATCAATTTGATCTTGATACTTTGCAACCATATTTAATTCATTTTCTATTGACTCTAAAATATCGGAATGTTCTCCAATACCAGCAGGATTACTCAAATAAATCTCTATATTCGCAAGGTGTTTTTGTATATCACCTTGTGCATGGGATAGTAATGCCTTAATAATTTTATCTCTCATTTTATTATGTTAGTAAATTGACACTTTAGGATATTTGATCCTGTTTTTTAAAGAACTCACCCATAGATGATTGTAATTGACCTTCATTTTCTTTGGGGTCAAGTTTATTATATCCTTTTATTTTCTTCCACTCATTATAGAGTGCTTGCAGTATCCATGACTGAGACAGACTCTTAGGCCCGTTCTCAAGTAATTCGAGATGCTTTTGGTTACTGGTGTAACTTTTGTACTCTTCTCTCCAATTGGAGTCATCATAAGGTTTGTTCATCGTGCTCCTATACGGGGTTCAGTGTCAGGGACTTCGTGGGGATCCATCTTTCCTTTTGGTAGGTAAGCCAATTCACGCATGGCCCTAACTGAGGGATCAGTTGTAACATTAGTGGGCAGTCGTCCAAGAGCGACATTATCAAAGTTGAGTGAGTGCCTATCGAATGTAGAAAGTTCATATTCCTCCGTCATTGATAAAC